TTTCTCGGGGACTCCCTGATCTCGCAGGAAGGACTACTTAAACGCCAGACCACCTTTAACAACTACGTGGTCTTCAAATCGGCCATTGCCGCAGGCCGCCGCGATATCTAGCTGGGGCACGAACGCGTACTCTTTATCTGTGGGTTGGGGAAGATCATCTTCTTCGGTAGGAAGATTACGCCCCACCTCCCCCTCATGTTCTGCAGTCAAACGTATGCGATGCCGCTTCTTCCCCGGATCATGCGATCCCAAATTGTGGTAAGCGGGCGCCGGGTTATCTGTATGTTCGGCGTCCATCCAACCATGGGCTTCTCCTGGCGCTCGCTCAATCTTCCGAGCTGCGGCATCCCCCATCCCCTTCGGTTTTCCCGTCTTGCTCTCCGGCGTTCTGTTTTTGATCTGACTCAGATAGGCGGCCGACATCCCGGCCAATTCCGCCAGGGCAGTAATCGTCTTTTGCCGCTCTATCGCTACCAGAAGGTTCTCGCGGCGGATCTCGTCAATGGTCTTCATGGCCGCAATTTCATAGCAAAACGCTAAGGAAAGGAATGTGCGATTCGCTATTGCATATTCCTAGCGATTCGCTATACTGGATGCCATGAACCTGAAAACTTACCTCGATAGCGAACGCGGACGCACTAGCGCACTGGCTAAGGCCATCGGCGCACATGCTTCTGACGTCAGCGCATGGAAATCCGGCGCGCGCCCGGTTCCCGTCCATTTTGGCCTGCCGATCGAGCAGGCGACTAGCGGACAGGTTACTCGGCTTGAATTGTTTCCCGAAGAGGTTATCCGCCAAGTTTGGCCCGATCTGCTCGCCAGACCACGCGGGCGGAAGATGGATCGCCTCAAGACAGTAGACGACACGCAGAACAATCCGGGGGGATCGGTCGACGATTCCAAGTTGGCGAAGATGGTGGCGCAGTTTATCCAACAATAAAACATCCACGGGGGTTTGGAGACAGTTATTCACAGTTTTTGGTCCAAAGAATGGAGTGCTTTGATCTGCCTCCATTTTTAATTCTCTGGGACCGTCAACTCAAATCAACTCGATTCAACCTCAAGCAAGGAGTTGGGAAATGCAACGAGAAATGCCGGTTCATGGCGAGACGAGGAAGCTTGTGAACGTACCCATTGAACTCTTGAAGATGTGCGAGGACGAGCTTGATGCAGTCCGCTTGTGCATTCAATTGAGCAGCTTCACGCACGAGTACATCGGCAAGGAATTGTCAATCGACAAAGGGCATTTCTCTCGCATGATGCAGGGCGCCGCCGGCTTCCCGACACACAAAAGAGTGCGTCTCATGGAATTGTGCGGCAACCGCGCGCCGGTTCAGTTTGAGGCCATGCAGATTGGCTGTGAATTGATCGAATCGAAAGACGCAAAGATCCGTCATCTCGAGGAGCAACTTGCAGCAGCGAGGGCAGCATGATCCAACAGCGACTCTGTGCCGGATGCGGTGTTGACATCTCGAACCGTCATGGCTTGGCTAAATGGTGTCTTAAGTGCCAAAGCTCGCAATGGCGGTATGGGTCAAAAAACCGCACACCAGGCGTTAAGTCGGGTCAGGTGCGCGCTCATCAGGCGGTGTTCCGTGCTGTGCAGAAGGGCCTACTTGCTCGTCCCGAAACACTCAAATGCGTCGACCGTGATGAGCAAGCGGCTCACTACGATCATCGAGATTACAACCGGCCGCTTGACGTCGAGCCAGTGTGCCGGAGTTGCAATTACAAGCGTGGCCCAGCGATTCCGCTGACCGCCGCCGCTTAACATGCAAAACAAAAAAGTGAGGTAGGCCACATGATCAAAAAAATTTTCCTGCGCGGCAGGAAGGCTGCAGTGCGGCCTACCCCATTTCTCGTCATACCGTATGCAGAACGGGTGTCCGCATGAGACTCGTCATCTTCTTTGCGTCGCTGGTCTGTCTTTCCAGCGTGGTCGTCTGGGCTAGCTGCGAACTAATTGCGAGGCTGCCATGAACGCCAACGAATCCCGCGCGCTTGACCTGTCGCTGTTCGCCATCAACGAACTGATCGCCCGGATCACGGTGTCGACGGCTGTCGAAGTGCGCATGCAATTAGGCAACGAACTCAAGGCCGAGATCGCCACGTATCTGCGCGATGTGACGGCTACGGCTTGTGTTGGAAAGAGAAGTGAATAAGGCGCTCTGTGCAAGACGATTCCCCGAAACTTGAGAACGGGTACACCAGAATCGCCAACGAACTGTTCGAGGCGATCCTCGGGTTCGGCTTCACCCAGCGCCAACTTTTAGTTTTGTTGACCGTGCTTCGCAAGACATACGGATACGGGAAGAAAGAGGACGACATGTCGGCTTCGCAGATCGCCGCAATATGCAACGTAGGGCGCCAGCACGTAACCACTGTGCTGGGCGAACTCGCACGCATGAATGTGATCGCGAAGGCACCCGGCCAGTTTGGAATGATTGTCGGTCTCAACAAGAAGTACAGCGATTGGTTGCCGTTCGAACGCGCCACTAAGGTTGGTGCGGAGCTTGCGCCGGTCGTTTCACTCCCAGCGGTAGCTAGTCCCGAATCGGGACAGGTGTCCTTAATTGGGACTAGTCCTGAATCGGGACATGTCCCAAATCGGGATTCAAGTAGTCCTAATTTGGGACAGGTCGATAGTCCCGAATCGGGACATACAAAAGAAAACCTTTCAAAAGAAACTCAAAAGAAAGGGCGCGCGCGTCGGGCTGAACTTTCGTTCACTGACTGGCTGGGTGCTTGCAAGGAATCTGGCGAGAAGGCAATTACCGAAGGCGATCCGATATTCGACTATGCCGAAAAACAGGGTTTGCCGGTCGACTTCATCCGTTTTGCGTGGCTTGAGTTTCGGCGCAAATACGGCGATAGCACGAAGAAGCAAAAAGACTGGCGCGGGCATTTCCGCAACGCAGTCCGGGAGAACTGGTACGGGATCTGGTTTGACAAGGATGGCGAGTACACGCTGACGACGCGCGGAAAGCAGGTGAAACGTGAACATGAAGGTGTTGAATGACAGCAAACGATCTCCGCGCCACGCCGCAATCGGTTGAGTCCGAGCAGTCGGTACTAGGTGCCCTGCTGATTGACAACGATGCGGTTGACCGCATCAATGACCTGCGCACGGAACATTTTTACCGCGGCGACCACCGTGCAATCTACGCTGAAATCATCGGCATGATCGCTGCCGGCATTCCCGCTGACGTGATGACGGTCTACGAGCGCCTGACTGCAAAGGGCAAGTCGGACGACGTTGGCGGCCTGTCCTACCTGAACTCGCTGGCGCAGAACACGCCGGGTTCGGCAAACATCGCCCGGTACGCACAGATCGTCCGGGACCGCGCTCAAAAGCGCGGGCTGCTGGTCGTGGCGTCAGAGATTCAGGATTCGGTTGTAACGACGCCCGACGAGGCAGTTGTGCTGATCGACCGCGCACAGGAAAAGCTTGAGAAGCTGGCTGAGGCTCGCATCAAAAGCGAGCCGGTGCTGGCGGCGGAAAGTCTGGGCGCCTATCTGACCAAACTTGAGGATCGTCTGGATGGCAAAGGCGCCCCGATCGCTACCGGTCTGCGTGACCTCGATGAAAAGCTCGGCGGCGGCATGAGTGCGGGCGATCTAGTGATCGTGGCCGGCCGCCCCGCCATGGGCAAAACGGCATTTGCGTTCGGTGTCGCGAACCATGTTGCGATCGGATCGCCCGCCCTCCTGCTTGAAATGGAAATGACCATCGGCCAGTTGCAGCAACGAAATGTTTCGATGCAGGGACGCGTTTCCATGCGCCATCTTCGCGAGCCGCAATTGCTTACTGGCGAAGATTGGGACCGCATCACTGTGGCTACTAGGAAGATTATGGGGCTTCAACTTTATCTGGACGATCAGCCTAGCCTGACGATGCTCGAGGTTCGCTCAAAGGCTAGGGCGATCAAACGCAAGTTCGGTCTCTCGCTTCTCGTCGTTGACTACCTCGGCCTGATGGCTATGGGCACGGAAGAACGTCACGACCTCCGTATCGGTGCGATCACGAAGGGGCTCAAGTCTCTGGCCAAGGAGTTGAGCATCCCGGTTATCGCCCTTTCCCAGCTTTCCCGCAAGTGCGAGGAACGGACGGACAAGCGCCCGCTGATGTCTGACCTGAAGGATTCGGGCGACATCGAAGCCGATGCAGACACGATCCTGTTCCTGTATCGGGATGAAGTCTACTACCCAGATTCGATGGATCGCGGCATTGCAGAAATCATTATCGCAAAGCAGCGCCAAGGGGAAACGGGACGAGTCGCCGCAGCTTATCTGGGCGACTACACGAAATTTGAAGATCTGTCACCGGGCTATCGATTCGGTCAGACAGAAAGACCGAAGGCAACACGGAGAGGTTTCGAATGACCGACGATGAACTAACCGAAGTCCTCGCCGAGATCGCCGAGTGGCCGCTAGATCTACGAAGACGATACATCAGCGACATCGAAACAGTATTCGGTAAGGCGGCAGGCGATCAATTGCGGGAAGGGTTGAAACGGATATGGGAAGAGAAAAAATGGACGAAGGAATAAGGCAAGCGAATAGTAGTCCTCACCGGCTGCTCTCGATTGATCCGGGCACCGATAAATCTGGTTGGTGTGTTCTGACTGACGGAGCCGTGACCGAATCCGGCATTGACGCGAAGTTCGTATTGGGCGCGTTATGCCGAAAGAGCCATGACCACATGGGGATTGGCAAGAGTCTTCGCTACAAGTCTGGCGGCTGCGTCCTATGCCAAGCCGAAAACGCGCGTGCTCGCCGCGCTGTTAAGGGTAAGGAGATGGATGAAAAGCGCGCTCAATGGGCGGCGGCCAATCAGGATAGGGTGCGCCTGCATCAGTCGGCCTATCGAGAGCGGAATCGCGATGACCGATTGAAGAAGGCAAGAGAGTATCGACGGGAAAATAAAGAGAAGTTTGCTGCACGGATGCGGGAATATCGCCGGCGCAAGCCGGAGGTTATACGAGCCATTGAGGCGCGGCGCGTCCGGTCAGGCGAACAGAAGATCAGATTCAACAGATACCGCAGGGAATGGGGGCGCCAAAACAGGCAAAAGACCCAAGAGTACGCCCACAAGCGCTCCGGTATTCGCCTCGCTCGCCTACCTGCCGGGACCGTCGCAAAGATCGGATCCATGCAGAAGTGGCGTTGCGCTGTATGCCGCGATTCGATTCGGAGAGGTCGCTATCACAAAGACCATATCGTATCGCTCGCAAATGGTGGAGAGCATGCACCGCACAACATCCAGCTTTTGTGCCCGACATGCAATCTTAAGAAAGGCGCAAAGCATCCAATCGATTTCATGCAATCACGGGGGTTTCTGCTGTGACAGCTATTTTTGCAATTGACCCTGGCACGACGGAGAGCGGCTGGTGCCTCTACCACACTGACGGCCTAGTCCTTGGTTCCGGCGTAAAGCCGAACGAGGTGATGCTCGAGGAAATCGCAGCCGCGTGCGCAGAAGACCTTGCTATCGAACGCGTAGCGTCGTACGGCATGAGTGTCGGTCGAGAGGTTTTTGAAACCTGCGAATGGGTGGGCGAATTTAGGAATCAGTGGCGCCGTCGCGGTGGGGTTGCGCGCCTCGTCTATCGCCGCGACGTGAAGCTTCACCTGTGCGGGAGCGCCAAGGCCAAAGACACGAATATCCGCCAGGCACTGCTCGATATGTTCCCGCGTACTGGTGGCGGAAAGACGCCGCAGGTAGGGACACGAAAGCAGCCGGGCCCGCTCTACGGCGTGTCGTCGCATGCGTGGAGCGCGCTGGCGGTCGCCGTGACAGCACTCAATCTCAAGGAGGCAGCATGAGCATGATAAGAATTTCCGAATTTCTCGCGGCGAGCCCTGACGGCGCCACGCTGGCCGAGATCAAAGGCCAACTCAAACTGACTGAGGACAGCGTTACCAGTTCGCTGCGCCGCTTGATGGCGAAGCTGCAGGTTCAGGCTGTCGGCGAGATTGGCAAGCGAATCTACAAGCGCCGTACCGTGCGATTCAGCGGTGCGGAAATTTTGGCCGCCATGCAATCGGCGGCTCGCGCCAAATTGATGAGTCGCACAACGGAGGTTGCATGAGCAAATCGCAGAAGCCGCGGAAGAAATACACGCCGCGTCTGGTCAACGCACATGCAGGCCTGATCGCAATCGAGCGTACACGCGTCCTGCGTCGGCCGGTGGATGACGAGTATGCCGCCGAGTTTGAAATGGCCGCTCTGACCTCGCTTGACACGATTACGCGTGGTTACGGTGCAAAAACTCAGTGGGATGTTCTGGCGAACTGCCTGAATCAGGCATGGCTGCTCGCACGTGCCGGCCATGGCGCCGAAGCCCGCGAGATTCACGCCGCAGCTCACGATGCTATGCGCAGCATGGTGCCTGAGTTTGAGAGATCTGGGCGTATCGCGTTTGTCTCTGACGATGACCGGAAAGCCGTTGAGCTTTCTCTCGAACTCTGGTTTCAGCAACTCCGCATGGCGACGATTGGCGAGATCGATGCGGCAACAGAAGTTGTCCACAAGGAATATTGGAAGCATTCAGATCGGAGGGCTGCATGATGTCAAACCGCGAAAAACCAGCCATGAAGGCGCTGATTCAACTGATCGAGAAGCGTGGTCCGTTGGGCATGGAGCAATTGAAGAAAATTCTGCCGATGTCGGAAGCGACCATTTACAGGTCTTTAAAGAACGGCTTTAACGAGGGTTATCTGCGAGCCGAGCGAGTCAAGAAGCAAAGGGGTTGCGGTCGATGCAATTACATATACACGCGCACGGACAAGCCATATGTGGCCCCCGTCATTTTGGAGCAATCGGTCAAGCGCCGGATCTACAAGGAT